AGATGAATTTCTATATAGATAAGCATTATAATATCTCAAAGAATAAGTTTAAGGATGTATTCACCGACATTCAGCATTCACCCAAAGGGGTGGTTGCTCTACAAAGCCTTGTGATGAAAGAAAAGAAGCGTATGATGTCTGATAGGGTATGGAACTTAACCAAACAGTACCGTACCGAGTTAGAAATGGCATTAGATGTAGCCATACACGAGGGAACACCAGCTAATCAGCTTACATCTGTACTAAAAAAGTATTTACAAAACCCAGATACCCTTTTCAGAAAGTACCGAGACAAAAACGGTGTGCTACAACTATCAAAAAAAGCAAAGGAATATCGCTCAGGACAAGGAGTATATAGGAGTGCATACAAGAACGCCGAACGCTTAGCTCGTACAGAGATAAACATTGCCTATCGTACCGCCGATATAGAACGCTGGCAGGCTATGGACATTGTGGCTGGTTATGAGATTAAGCGCAGTAAGCACCCTTACGGCTGTGAGATTTGTGAGATGATGAAAGGTATATATCCCAAGAACTTCGTATGGGTAGGCAACCACCCTAATTGCCGCTGCTATATGACCCCTGTATTCAAAAAAGATACAGCAGGGAAAGAAATTTATATCAACCCTAAATTAACGGAATGGATAGCCCAAAACGAGGATAAAATTGCAACGACTAAGAGTATGCCAATGTTCTTGTGGGGTATAGACAGACAAAACGAAGGAGTATCACAAAGAGTAATACAGGCAATACAGCCTTTCAGTAGGAGTACTTATGTAGCCTTTGATCCTTTCTCACCTGTGATTATTGAGCGTTTGAAGAAGATAAAACACAACGCCGATAAGCAAAAACTATTACAAGAAATCATAGACGATGAAAGGGCAAAACTTGTCTTTCAGCACGAGACAAACGGCTCAAAAACAGTCCTTTTTGACCTACACAGAGGTAAAGGAGAAAGCCTAAATAACACCTTAGCAATGGCAAAAGCCCTCAATGAGAAAGGAAAGTCTGTCGCTCTATTGCCTGAATATGATAAGATAAGTAGTGCCGATGCTATTACTTTATTCAAAAAGAAATATAGAATAGCCGACTTTAAACACTCAGCAAAAGACAATCACAATACCATAGCAGAAGAGCTAATAAAAGGATATAAACAAGCCGACTTAATAGTCCTTAAAATGGAAAAAGGTAATCTAAATACTTTTAAAAAATTGGTTGAACAAGTGTATCGTAATAGTGATGGTATGAAAGACTTGATACTGATTAACAAATACAACAAGGTTATAGAAATTAGCAAAAAAGATTTCTTACAGAAAAAACATCTTAGAATGTTAAATAGGTATTTTTAATATATATATTTGGTATATCAAAAATAAGTTGTATATTTGCACACTCATTAAGATTAAAGGCAGGGCAACGCCCACCAGAGAGCGGGACTGCAAAGCTATACGCAATAGATAGATGTTAAGCCGAGCTTTCGCCCTTTAATTAAAACAAAGACTACCTTACAAAATTAAGGTGGTCTTTGTTATATTTGTGAACTACCTACTACCTCTAAAGGGTAAAGGCTTTGGGAGTCAACACTCCAACTAATGTTGGCAGTTCGTCCCGATCTTGACTCTGTGTTCCACAGATCCTATCTTTTAAAGCAAAGGGCTTGATATTGATAGAGACGTTCTTGTCTCTATCGTGGTGTGTACCACAATTAGGACAAGTCCATTCTCTATCTTTCAGTGTAAGCTCTTTGTTGATATAACCACAGACACCGCACAGCTTGGAACTCGGCTCAAACGATAAATAAAGCCCTCAATTACGAGGGTTAAAGTTTTACACTTCCCTAAATTAGAAAAAATTCAAAGAAAATTCAAAAAAAGAACAAACTTTACACAAACAGCTATAGCAGCTATTTGCTACCCATGTCATACCTTTGCCTTATTAATACGTAATATATTATGCTTAAAGAAAAAATCTTACAAGCGCTCAAAACTAAGTATGCAGCATTAGGGTTGAGTGCACAAGTGCTCGAAGGAGTAGCCACTAATTTAAGCACTTTCGTAACCGAAGAAGCACAAGTAGAACCAGCTATTGCTGGGGCTGAATCTATGCTAAAACATTTCCAATCGTTTGCCGATAGTCGAGTAAACACTTTCAAAACAGAAAGCGAAAAATACAAGAAAGAAGCTGAGGATTGGAAAGCCAAGTTCGAAAAGGGTAACGAATCCGCTAACACGCAACCTACACAAGGAAGCAACCAGCAACAACCTAATCCGGAACTCACCGCCGTGCTTGAAAAGCTCAACGCACTGCAAAACACATTCACAGAGTTCCAAAAAGGTCGCACATCCGAAACCCTTAAAGAACAATTCATCAGGGCAATGAAAGAGAAAAACATCCCCGAAAGCTACTACACTCCCGCACTTGCAGGGCGGGAATTTGCTGACAATGCTGCCGTAGAAACTCTTACTATCGAAGTAAGCAACGGCTTTGAAAAACAAAAACAAGAGCTTGCTGATTTGGGTTTCTCTTACTCCAAAGCCCCCGACAACCCAGACACTCCTCTTAAAGAGGAAGAGATAATTGCCAAACTCATCGAGCAAGGCACTAAAGAAATCGCAGAAGCCAAAAAAGCAACTGCTACAAATTAATAACATTAAATAATAAACAAAATGCCAGCAGGAATTAAGTATGATCTCAAAGGTCAAGATGTAGAGAAAGAACTCTACAATGTTAAATCAGGCTACCGATTGGCAGGAGGTTTTAATATTAATGATGAAGATATAGCAGATGGTCAATATATACCTGTACTTGCGCCTTTGTCTATTGATTTTAAAACACGAACCGCTAAAGTGGCAAAGAGTGTAAAAGCTGTTGAAAATATAGACAACACTACTCTAAAAGTCCAGAAAGGAAGCCTTGTAAAAAAAGGAATGCACTTGGGTACCGGTAGCAAGGGCGCAACCATTACCGCTATAGATACCTCCAATGCCAATTATGACACCCTTACCCTTTCCGCTACCATTACAGGAGTGAAAACAGGAGAAGTACTTTTTGAAGCCAAAGCAGACACAGGTAAAGATGTCAAGAACCCCGCCAATTTCCTTAACTATGCACATGTGAAGAAAGAAGCTGGTGCAACTGTTACAGCTCTCGGACAGGCTTATGAAATCCAAACCGAAAAGCTATATGCTCCCGTATCGGAACAAGATAAGGAAACACTTGGGGCAAGATTTATGTTCATCTAAAAAACACTCAAACAATGATTTTAACATTAGAAAAACTCTTTAACAGCCCTTTCATCATTAAAGCGGTAATTGATAGGGTAATGCAAACTACCATTGATACTATCGTATGGAAGCGATACTTAGATTTTGAAGAAACCAAATCACGTTTGTTCAAAACCTATCTCGGCACAGTTACTGGTGTGGTAATGGGATCTATTATTGATAAGAACTCAGGAAAACCTATCCGTGAACGCAAAACACTTGGTAGCGGTACTGGTGAGGTTGCCGATTTGGGTAACTCTTTCCAAATGGATAACGAACGTCTTAGTATCGTGCAACAACTCATCGACAAGTACAATGAGGCAGGAGCAGGGCAACCCACCGTACTTACCGAAATTATCAACTACCTTGCAGACGATATTCGCCAATGTACTCTCGCCCCTCATAAGCGTATGGATTATGTAGTGGGGCAACTCATCTCTACTGGTGAAGGAGAAGTAAAATTAGACGACAACAAAGAGGGTATAACCCTTATGAAAATGGAACTCCCCGTGATGAAATTCAACCCCACCAGTGCCGAAAAGCCTAATTTCATTGCCTACTTGCAAAAGATAGTGGAAGAAACCAGAGCCAAAGTAGGCACTTTTGCACTTATGGAAATGACACGTAGCACTTTCAACAAACGTATCGTGGCTTCTGATGAGTTCAAAAGCACCTATAAAATGGTATTAGGTGGCGCACAAATAGGCGTTGCGGGAGGTATCATCACCGAAGCAATGGCAAACCAGCTGCTCACTGGGATAGGATTACCACCTATCCGTATTGTTGAGGATTACGTGGTAAAAGAAGACGGAACAAGTACCAACATCTTTGCTAATGAACGTATTTCCTTGTTGCCTACTGCAAAAATTGGGAAAATGATGTGGCATCAACCTTACGAGCTTGCTGACCGTGTTCCCGATAGAGCCTACACTGTATTAGAGGGTGGTCATTTTATCACCACTAAACGTACAGAAGAAGGTCGTTTTATAGAGTACGGCTGTGAGTGGATACCAAACATCACCGCTCCTCAGCGCATGGCAGTGATTAACACTTCTAATATGGGCTAAGATGACTAAAAAGGATTATTTCCGTCAAAGGTTCGCCTCTTTAGGATTATCTCTATCTGAGG